CTCGCCATCGGCAGCAGGAGCATCATCCGTCACATCAAATTCTGTGCGAGGGAAGCCGTAAAGAATCTGTTGGTAAGCAGGGCCTTGTTCTGGTGTTGGGCGGAATCCAAGGTCGTTAATAAGTGGCTTGATAGTTGAGCCGTCAAGAACCTTCAGACCCATGAGGTCGCCGCCTACAGTCTTTTGGGGCCAGATAGCCCATGCGTCTAGCACAAGGATTTCTTCTAATGAGAGCTTGAGCCAATCGGCAAAGGTCAGACCTTCTTGAATATCAGGCATCCGCCAGAAATCAACGAGGCGGTCAATCTCAGGAGCGAACTGGTCGCGGGCTTTGTTCATCGCCTGAAGGTGGTTGCCACCTGATTGAGCAATAATCTTTTCGCTTGCGGCTTGTGAGATGACAATATCCCAATCAAGTGAAGCAATCTTGTTCTTTAATACTTCAAGGCAACGGCGCAGAATATCAATCTGGTCTGCAGCAGCGCGTAGGGTCTTGAACGGTACAAGGCGAGTTTCGGTGATGTTGATGTTCTGAGCAACAAGGAACTCATAGCGGCGTGGATCAGGGCGACCGCGCTCTTGTAGCGGGTTGATAGCGCCGGGGATAAGTGGAACGCCGGGGCTGAAAGGAACATTGGCGATATTTTGGTCGCGTGGAAGTGGTACTTGTGTGCCGTAACCTGAGTTTTGGGTAAGAACACTATTGCGCAGTTGTGCTTCAGACATAGCTACCGCACCAGTTGGCAATCCCGGTGCTTTAACAATCTCTGAGGCTACGCGCGCAGCGAAGCGGTCAAGCAGACCCATGTGTTCTCCTTAATTAGCGTACCCAAATCATACCGACATCAGCAGTCGGTCTAAGTCCTGCGTTTTTCCATTTGTGCAATTCCCAAGATGGTGCGTGTTCATTGCGCCATGTTGTTAAATCTATATCTATGTCGTACCAAGTCTCAGGTCGTTGCAAGTGATGAACGATGAACTGTGGGGCGACTTCTGTATAACCAAGTGAGGCTAGATAGGCTAACTGCTCTTGGTGTTGATCCAGCGTAGCCAAAGTCCATTCAAAAGTCAGCTCGCCGTAGTGCTGAGTCATGCCCCGAAAGACATTCCATTCGCCGCCTTCAACATCTATCTTAGTCAAATCAGGCTTACCGTGTTTCTTGACCAGCGTATCCATCGTGATTGTAAGAACTCGTATTGCGTGAAACGGCTTGCCCGCATACGGCATAGATTCGGCGGTCAGCCAATCTTTATTCAGGGTGCTTAGCCCATCTTCGTCAGCTTCGTAAAACTCCACCGTCAGATAGTCGCTATCGGATACGGCGTATTTGAGGGGCGTGACATTTGGGTTATTGATGAAGTTACCCGCAAGCTCGCCGTACATCCGTGACGGTTCGATAGCTATTACTTGATAACCGAGGTTTAGCCCGGCTTGAGTTGCATCGCCTCTATTTGCGCCTATGTCAAATAGAAGCAAGGTTGCGCACCACCGATTCACGATATTCGGGGGTGAGGTCGTAGGCAAGAAGGTCGTTAAATATCTTGACCGCTTCATCCTTGCGACCAATCCACCACGCCGCCACGCCCTTCTCAAAGAGCAAGCAGTAATCGGTGAACTCTAGGTCAATCGTTGGATCGCTTTTCTGTCCGTTATGCAATCCCAACTCGGCCCATGTGTAGGACTCTTGGTATTCACGCTGGCGCTCAAAGAACCGCGACATCCAGAAGTACGCCTCAGAGCGATAAGGCAGATAGGCGAGTGCTTGCAAGATGCAGTTAGAGACGGTATGCAGTCTGTCGTTCTGTTGTTCGAAGCACTTGGCAAGTCGCAGAAGCGAGGCATAGACCAAGCTCGGATGTGTGTCCTTGCCGTACTCTGCTGTTCGCAAGTAGAACGATACGGCGCTCGCAATTTGATTCTGCGAGTCGTACTCTACGGCGGCTTGGAAGTTCAGCTCAGGATTAAAAGGGTCTTTGGATAAATCCGCGATGATTGTCTCTATAAGCACTCTGCCACCATTTCGTTTACAAGTTCGCCTGGTACTTGCAAGATAAACGCGGCATTGTCTTGGAAACCCCAAGAGATAAGCAGGTCGCCGTTATGTTCGGCAGCTCCTACGCAGAACTCAATCCTGCCGTCTAAGAACTTAAACGGTTCAGGCGAGATGCCGATAAGGTGCAGTTCGTCATCATAAACGCAGAGACGGTGGTTGTAGATGCCATCCTTTTGCCCAAGATAGTTCTTGAACAAGTCCACTTCATGCGTGATAGAAATATAGTGGTCGCCCCAACGGATAACCTGCGAGCTTCCGCGCTGATCTTTCTCAGGCTTTAGCCCGCCGAAGTGAAGCGTGTCTTGCATGGCTTGGTCTCCCACAACAGAGACAACCTCAACAGGTGAGTGCCATTTGATGAAGTTAAAAGGTCGGTCAATAACCGGAACCCAGTTCTTCTCGCAATACGAGTTATCGGGTTGCGGTGCTTTGATGCGTGTTCGGGAAACTTCCTTAACGCTCCAGTTGTCTTTATCTATCTCTACCTTGGATAGTTCCATGCGACCCACGCCGTTAGTTGTGGTGTCGCGCCGAACTCCGATGAGATAGTAGCCATCCCAATAAACAAGGCGAGCATCTTCTAATCCGACAAACTCCCAAATAGGTTCATGCAAGTTCAGCATTTCTACCTTGGTGCAATCGGTGATGTTTAAATCATTGTTGAGTCGAACGAGATAATTCTCGGTAACGAGTCGCTGGTCTTTCTCAGGATGGAGATAAGCAAGTGGCCCCCACCGCGAGGGAAAGATTTGCACATTCTCACTATGAAAGAGGATGTAGTTGACAACTCGGACATTAACGAGGATGTCGCCATCTGGATCAATAAAGACCGATGGGTTCATGCCACCGAATGTTCCCGGTATTGCTATCGGGGCTAACTTGCCCCCATGTCCAACCGCCTTTTGAACTAAATTCATAAGTCTACTCTAACAGATTACGCAAATATGTATTCCGATGCCGGCAATATTGGCGATTCACTAAGAGTAAGATTTGAAGCATACTGTTCGTCAATATAAGCGCGAACATCCGTATCTGAAACAACCACAGGATTTGTATAATCGGTGGTAAATGGTTCTCCGACTATATTTCCATTAATATCTTTAGAAGGTAGAGGATAACCCAATTGAACTTTAATAGATTCATGCCATGTATTAAAAGCCTCTAATGATGAAAATGTATACCAGTTCATTATGCCGCCGTATTCCATTTGTTTTTCAAATAAGTTTGAACGGAAGTGATTTGAGTAGAAGTCAAGGCTGATGTGTAAATAATCAATTCGGCTAATTGACCATTGAAAAATTCAGTCCAACCGCCTGTATATAAACCACCTAAACTAAACGGAGCAGTATTTGTTACCGCTTGGCTTCCCGCTCCCGTACTATAAGCAGTAATTGAGCCACCAACCCACTCATCTAATTCGTTGGCGGTTGTTCCAAATGCTGATGTGTAGCGTACCCATTGACCCGATGAAGCAACGCTTGAGGTTGGATCTATAATATTTTCTCCACCAGAAGCATTGAGGAGGTTTGCCCCAGTTGCATTGGATAAATTTCTAGCAACTGCATAAATGTGGTTTGAGGCAGAATAACCAAATGCCACACCCTCATTCCCTGCCCCGTTGCTGCCATCTCTTTTTCCCAAAATTCTTTGATACGCGCTAGTTGCAGTTGAATAAGTAACTGCACAAATTGTCCAACTTGTAGGATTAAGTCCTGTCGTTGTTGGAGCAGTCATGTATTGGCTAGAGCCATTAAAAACTACTGTTGATTGACCATTTTGAGTGCCTGAACGAGTAGGCTGGATGCTGCCTGAACTTTGAGTAAAGTGATAACCATTGCCAGACAAATCGCTCCATTGAGAGACTTGATTGCCGCTAGAAAAACTAAAAGAAGAAGAATTACTCGCATCTAACCAAAGGGCATATCCACTTACTGGAGGCTTTGGAACATAAACTGGATTATTAAGCAACATATTTCCAGCTACATAATTTGTTTTAAGACTGCGAACTGGAGACATTATGCTATCTCCACGCCTGAAATGTGGAAGTTGATCGTTGTAGCTGAAGCCCCGCCAGTAATAGTATTAGTTGCTACAAGAGTCTGCTTTAGGTCAATAACGGTTGAATCGTAAGCGCCGACCGTAACATTCTGAGCTAAAACAAATCCACCCAAGGATAAAGTAAAGTCAGTAGCCGCGCCAGTATTTGAAACCACGATTGAGGTTACAACCGTTGTCGTAGCAGAAGGAACGGTATAAAGCACCGTACTGGTTGTAGTTGTTGCGGCTCCGCGATAAAGAACCTTTGAAGTTGTAGCCATTAATTACTACGACCTTTCTTGTTTAGTAAGCACCCATAATAACCATTGTGAAATCATTAGGCCCAGTTAGACCTTGAACACCCTGAATACCCTGAACCGATTGCGTACCCTGAATACCCTGAAGGCCGATAGTTCCTTGAACGCCCTGCAAGCCGATGATGCCCTGTGAACCCGTTGTACCCTGAGTTCCGACTAAGCCCTGTGTTCCTGTTGTTCCTTGAAGGCCAGTTATACCTTGAGAACCAGTAGCTCCCTGCGCGCCAGTTGTTCCCTGTGCGCCGTTTGTACCGTTCGTTCCCGAAGTTCCTTGAGTACCTGTCGTTCCCTGAGCGCCTGTCGAACCTGTCGCACCAGTCGTACCTTGAGTTCCTGTCGTACCTTGCGCACCGTTAGTTCCGCTTGTACCTTGCGCGCCATTAGAGCCAGCAGTTCCCTGAGCGCCAGTTGCGCCTTGAGTTCCGTTAGTACCCGAAGCACCTTGAGTTCCTGTTGTTCCTTGCAGACCTTGAGTACCAGCGCCAGTTGCGCCTTGTGTACCTTGAATACCTTGCGAACCAACTGCCGAGGTCTGAGTAAAAAGAATTGCATCTGTGCCGATGATGATTGAGCCGTCAGCATACGAACCGACATTGTATTGAATCCATGAGGTTGCAGCGTTGGCAGTTCCCGATGTGACATAGAGATAATCGCCGGGTTCTACTTGACTCATCACATGGTCGTCATAGTCTGTTGCGCGAGTCAATACCCAAGGCCGACCAGCAGGGTTGTTTTTACCAAAATCGGTAACGGTGTAAATACCGTTTTGCGTTGCGTCAGTTTGATTCTTAACGAGTACGCGCTGACCGTTAGCAGTAAAGGTGTGACCGTCAATAACAAGAACGGCGTTCGATGATGCGGTGAGCTTTGCGCCAACACCATAACCACCGTTAGCGTCTATCGTTCCCGGTGTGTAAGTAGGCGTGTTAGGAAGTACGGCGGCAGTTGCATAGATAGCAGCAGCGTGGGCGTTAGCGGTTGATGTGCCGCCAACAAGTCCTTGAACGCCTTGCAATCCTTGGATGCCTTGCGCTCCGACAGTTCCCTGAATACCAGTTAAACCTTGTGTGCCTGTCGCGCCTTGTGATCCAGTAATGCCCTGAACACCTTGCGAGCCAGTCGAGCCAGTTGCACCAGTTGAACCCTGAGTACCAATAGCGCCTTGGATTCCGTTTGTGCCTTGAATTCCCTGTGCGCCTGTAAAACCTTGAGTGCCTTGGCGACCTTG